TGTGGCTATGACCATACAGATGCAGCGACCCATGGTGAGAGCGATCCCACACACGCATGCCATAGTGACATAGCACAACCGGCACCTTATCGAGATTGAGCGTAGTCAGTGCCTTGGTATTAGACCAAGCTAGTTGCCGAGTATCAGTGTGATCGTGATTGCCCGTGATCAGACACTTGGTACCATTAAGTCGGTTAAACAGCTCTTCAAGCTGTGTAGCCGTCTTGTGGAAAGCAAAGTCGCCCAGATGCCAAACAACATCATTCTGCTTCACACGCTCATTCCAGCGCTGGATCAACGTCTCATCCATGTCCTCTACAGAAGAGAATGGGCGATTACTAAAGCGGATAATTGTCTTATGTCCGAAATGTGTATCAGCTGTAAACCAAATGTTGCTCATCAGTCATCATTTTCCTTCTCATTGATAAACATTTGAAGTCGAGACACAGAAAAATGTTCGTCCCAGTTAACGATTTGCCCGGTTCGAACATCAATCTGAAGCTCGACGTAGTCACCATATGTACCGGGAAAGAAATCAGGCACATAGCCCTCTTCTTGTTGTGCAATCACTTGGCCGTGGGTATCCATAAGCTTAAAGCTAAACTCATCGCGCACCTTAAGATGAACATGCATAATAGCAGGCACCACCTCAATTGGACGCTTAATCGTAATACTCATATCATGATTCCTTTCATCACTATGGAGCGGGCGAATACAGCCGCGCATGCGACAATCCATCCGGTCACAGTCGTCACATTCATTCATTGGTCTTATTCTCATTCCAGGAAGCAGTCTTAAGAATAGGCTTGACCTTGTCGTAAGCCGCCTTAGAACCAAGATGCTTACGCACTAGCTCTACGACATAGTCAGCAGAGCAAGAACGATTATCCCAGTGCTTAAAGACAGAACCACGGAGTAGAGGATCCATGGTTTCAGTTGCCATAGCAAACTCCTTACGTGCAAGACCCTCGGTGCTACGCAGCAGGGCATTAACTACAGTTTGAAAGTGTAAAATATCAGTCCACACATCGACGTCAAAATTACGAAGACGCGCACGATCCGAGACTGGTAGAAGTGGCATAAGGTCATCGGTCTTCTCATCGAGAACCAGACCAACCACATCACGCTCATTCTCAAGCAACGACTTAGCACGGTGCAGTGCCACGTACTGGTCGGCCTTGATCTTCACCATGTGGCCATTTGCAAACTGAACTACCACACCTTCCATGTCAGACATGCCACGGATCATCTCAACCAGCTCTTCCTGAGAAGGCACTGGATCAGTCATGTCGAGCACGTTAACAACCGGGATGACGGTGCCCGTGATCCACAGCTTACCGAGAGCCACAAGACCCTTGCGATCCATATACCTACCGGTAAAGTTCTCACGCATAGCCAGAAGCACCAGCTTATCTTCTGGGTAGTCAATCACAATCCGCTGCTGACGAGAGCACCACTCAAAGATTGGAGTCCAGCCGGCCTCTAGCGCAGCATCAGCAAACTTCTGGTACTGCGGGTTCTTAGCCACAAACTCCTCGGCTTGCATAGCTACATCGGTCACACCCATCTTAGTGCCCCAGCGAATGCCAGATGCAAGACGGATAGGGCGAATCATCGAGCCGTCCAGCTTCTCCATGATGACATGAGGCTTGGAGAGATCAATCTCCATGGTATCCTCACGTTCACCCAAGTTAAAGAACTTGTGGAACGGACGAGACAGCAGCTCGCCGGTCTTCGAACAGAAGATTAAGCCACGGGCTTCACGCAGCACCGTAGCCCGAGCATAGTCAGTACCGTATTCAACCAGCGGATGAGTGTCCTTGCCCATCCGCACATAGTTGACTACAAAGTACTCACCCTTGTCAACAATAACAAAGTTCTCATTGTCCTCAAAGTGCTTGGCAACGGTATGCCAGTACGCAATACACGGAAAGTCATAATTGACTGCCATAGGAGTGTTTCCTTATCCTCTGTATGTTGCCATTATAACCGGCTTGAGGTCGACTGTCAACGGCCTTTTTATTACAAATTTGTAATCCGGTATACAATATCAGTCGTGGTCAAAGTCGTCCACATCAAAGCCACCGCGATGAGCCTTTACCCAGACGCTAGTATCAAACATAGCACGCATAACACCCTCATTGGCATCTGACTGTAGAATATTAGTTAGCGTATTCATATCTGCAATAAGAGCGGGTGCAATATTATTATCTACGTATTCACGCTTCTCATTATCCCACTTATCAGTTTCAATTACACCTTCATCCTCGCCCCATGCATCTGAGCGTTCAGTCAATTCATCATATTCAAGAGTCGTAAAGTACGGTTCATTCACACTAAAAATACACTCTTCGCCATCATTAAAATGTGGACTATACTGCGTCCAATGAATGGTCTTAACTTCAGGATGCGTATTAAAGAATGCAGCAAAGATATCCTTCATCTTCTCCTGCAAAGTTTCTTGCACCTTCTTCATCATATCTTCATAATCAGTAAGGACCTTATTAACCTCACCGGTAGCCTTTTCAAACTCACTCATATTAAATCTCCTCTAGATATGGTTGCCATTCTTCGGCAAATGAACAATTCTTAGCACCCTTAAACATAGGTGCGATTTGATGGTCTTTATAACCGGCCAGACCACAGCCAACTCGAGTTACAAAGAATTTAATATCAGCATGTCGAGTGTAATTTACAAAATCACTAACATAACCCTTAATCTCACTAAGGGGCAGAGTGCGCAAATCTTTAGACTTAGTTGGAATAGCCCAAGAACTTGCCATAATTCCTCGGCCAAACCCGTACTTAGCACCAAACATACTCTGTGCTATTTTAGCAGCACCAGCACCATGACGGCCAGCTAAATTAGAGCCAAAGACAAATATCTCACCATTAGATGGAAGTGAACCATCCGGATGGAACTTCATGGCTGAAATGCCCATGGTCCCTTGTTATCCTTGTTAATTTCACGCGAGAGGCGATCATGTCTTTCATTATAAGTCTCTTGCTTCTCTGTAAGAAGTTGCGGCGCTTCCTCTACAGGCTGAGGCTTAGACTCTTCTTTATACTTAGAGACCTTACCACCCATCCATGCTTCAATAGCCATGCTACTAAAACACTTCTCTAGAGTCGGAATAAAGCCAAGGTCCTCAATAATATGAGCTTCGGCCACATCACGAACGTGAACAGTCTTATTCTCTGAGTTGGTAATGGTATGACCAAACACACGCTCTGTAATAAAACAACCAACAGAGTTATGCAGCATCATGCGATGACGAATGTCAGGCAATGCCATCTTGGTGCAATCAAGAAAATCGTGGATTGCAAGATAGCATTCAGGTGTTCCACCCCAGCGCTTAGCGCTAATCCGCGCATGGACCATCGGCTTAATGACACTTACTCCTTAATCAATTTCAACTTCTTCAATAAAGTAAAGTTCGCGGCCGGGCTTAAGACCCGTAGCTAGAATACGCAGATCATCATTTGTAATCTTGCCGCTCTTAATTGCCTCAGAGATATCCTCGGCTTCATAATAGCCAAGCCATTCGGCCTTTGGCTCCAGGCCATACTTCTCAAGCATCTCATAAGCCGCATCCTCGAGAACATCATATTGCTCTGCAAGATAGCTAAGACACCCATTTCGAAGGCTATTCAAAGTTTCATTAATCTTAGCAGTTTCAGCTGCTGCTATGGAAGAATAAGCATGAACAACATTTCCTCCATCAGAGGAATCATACGTCTCGTCATTATACTCAAAGCTACGAGCCTGAACTATATAAATCCTAGTCATTTGGAAAATGCTCCTTTGCCAGATCTTCGATATTAAACCACTTATCTTCTACAATATGTCCAATAGCACGAATCTTTCCACTCCAACCAGCATCACGCTTAACACGTACATACTTGCCCCTAAGTTCTTCCCACTTGCGAGCCTTGAGGACATCTAGAATTTGCAAGATACAGTCAGTACCAAAGGCATGACCAACTCGGCGCTTCTTTTCCTTGTCATACGTAGACAAGGCATAGCCACCAAACCCCTGACCGGATCCGTCAAACTTCAAAAACAGATAGAAAGTAAGAATGCCGTGGTCTTCATTACCAAGCATGGTATCTTCGATCTGAGCATTGATAATTTCTTCAGCCATAGAAAGATTCTCCGTTAGCAGCCTTCTCTGCAGCAAAAGCATATGCCTCTTCTTCAGTATCAAACACTATGAGGTTACTCCCAGTTGAAAAAATAATATAATCTACAGGATCATCTGAATTAATATTGCGACCCCAATAAACTTCATCAATGCCATTCGCGGTCATTTTAATCTCAAATTCAGTAATAATCTTTTGCTTAGCAACAGGATTAAATGTATACGTAGTCTCCTTATGAGAAGCCCAGTAGGTCTTTCCATCTACAACTATGGAGTCAAGATGACTTTCTGGATAAGAACGAGCAACCCAAACAATATCGCCAACATTAAACTTGGTTTCGATAATCATTAATAAGCTCCCTTTGCAACCTGATAGCAAATAAGACCATTTTGGCGCCACATATCAACTACCTAGCCTCGATCATTTTTTACTCTGGCGGAGTTGGAAGAGGTGTCCAATGAGTCGGCTCGAACCAATCTTTAGCTTCTGGATTGAACCACTCTTCGCGCCGATCATCAAAATATCCTAGCACGACCTCTTTATTGGCCTGGCCTTGCCAAACATTACCGTATTGATATGGCCACAACAAGACGGCACTACCGTCTATCGGCGCTGTATCAATAGACTCCCAAGATTTAATCTTAACTGATTCTGTCATGCTTAATGAGTCCCATCATGGCTTGTAGAACTTATACATTAGGCTTATCAATCCTCTTCATCGTGTCAGCACTTTCGGGAATAATAAATGCTTGAAAGTCGCGGCCCTTTGTGACTCTCTTATAACCGTAGATCATAGTCTCTTTAGAGTCGCCTTCAAACTTCTGTGCTCGAAGTGCTGCTATAAGCGAAGAGTTAGCAAAGCCAAGCTTAAAGCAAGGGCCCCAAACCTCAGCATTTAGCTCATCAACATAGCGGCCACCAGACTGATCACAAGCACAGCTGCGATCAATGCCAGTCTTTAAAGCAACTATATCACTACACTTCTCGCACAGAATGAGCTTCATAGTCTATCTCCTTTACTAGGGTCATTATACCATAGTAAGTTTATGTTGTCAAACAGAAACCACCTTGGAAGTGTAGTTTACAAAGCCATCCCATTGGGTAAGCCCATGCTTATTACGAAGTCTAAGGGTTGCTGATTGATGAACCAAACTTTGCGCAGCAGTTGCATCCTTAGCCCACACTTCTTGTTCATCCGTATCAATTACGGAAGTCTTTCGAAGTTCTGTAATGACACGATACTTCTTTTTACCCTTGCGGGTACTCAGCATCTTAGAAAAATAGCCGTACGGCTTATTCTCCCAAATGTCTTCAAGATCCTGTCGTGTCAGTTGCATGCCGACCTCATGAAAAATTATAGTGAATAGAAGCGTGATACTCTAGTCCGCCTGCATTACGCACATAATCAATCAGCATGGTCTTAAGGCTTTCAGATACTAGCAAATGGCTACCATAAAAATCAAATACCATACCGTTATGTACAACAGCCCCTATAGCATAATATGATCCAAACACGCGAGCAAATTCTTCAAGCGCATTTTTCTTAGGATCTGTATTTGGTCCATAACCGCGCGTATACATCACTGCATATGTAGCACCTTCACCGGTAGCTCCATAATGCATTTGTACGGTATACATATTAGTCTTTAGTGGATCAACAGTCTCAACTGCAGGAAGTTCGGGTTCGTTCACTTCAATCTCCGTTATGTTGCCATTTAAGTCTTGAAACTGTATCTTCATAGAGCCTCCGCAAATTTCTTGATCATCTTAACAAAGAAGCCACGCTTCTTCTCGAGCTTAGAGATATTAGCGCATGCAAGTAACTCTGACCTGGCGCTGCCAGTTAGCACGGTTACGACGACGGCTGGAACCGATCTTCAGGGCCATCCGGAGGCTGAGCTCACGGAGCTTGGTGTAGTTCTTCTCGATGAACTCGACCACGTCAGCCTGAGCAGCGGCATCGAGACCGATGTTCTCGAGAAGGCCAGCCTTGACCTTCAGGCGAATCTGAACCAGATAGTCACGCTGAGTCTTCATGGCCATGTCGATATAGTGGGCACGAGAGACAAGAGCCTCCAGATGCGGAGCCAGCCTGTGGCCACGGTCGATCATCACGTCGAAGTCCATGTTCGTAATGAAAATGATGGTGCCCTCGAACTGGAACGTCTTGGGCAGCCGCTCGGCCGTCTCGTCATCGATCAGGATATACTCAGACATATAGCTGAGCATCCGGCGCTCGCTGGAGTCGCATGCTGCCTTGAGCAGGTTGATCGACGTGTCGTCGTTGAAGATCGAGTCAGCGTCGTCGAGCACCAGCACCTGGCCAGGAGCACGATGGTTGTAGAGAAGCTTGTAGAGGCTCGGGGTCTTGACGTAACCCTTGACGACCGTGTAGTCGGTGGCTTCCGGATCCCAAGCCGCGAGGGTCTTGTCGACCGTATACGACTTACCGAGACCACCGGGACCGGAGACGATCATGGCGCGAATGTCGCCTTCGATCGCGCCCTGCGTCATGTCAGCCAGAACTTCGAAGCGTTCAACCAGCTTGGCTTCGATCTCTTCGTCGGTCTCGATGACTGCCGGAGCCGGCTGCACGTTCAGGAGCCTGTCGAGCTTACCCCGGAACTTGTCGGTCTTGGGCTTGCGAGCATAAACACCTCTCGGCATATGATCATTCCTTCCGTTTTGATAGGTGCATTATACCAGGATAGCAGACCTAAGTCAACAGAAGTTTTATTAAAAATTTGTAATCTTAGACTTCTGGGTCTCAAGGTACTGGAGAGCATCTTCCATCTTGGAGAACTTCTTGGAAGGACCGCGGAGAGGCTTGATCGAGATGGGCTTGCGGCCCGTGAAGTCGATGTCGATCCCATAGCCTAGGTCGGTGGTCAGGTCGATGATCCGATCCGCAATCTGGGTGTAAGCCATGGTAGCCTCCGTGTTGGTAGGTGCTTTATACCACAAACCGCTATTAAAGTCACCAAGAGTTTTGTAACAGATTGTAACAGGGCTAGGTCAGCTGAGGCGCTGGATTTGGCGCCTACATGTAGCTATTTTCATCAAAAGTCAATTAGATCAATGGTTTAACTTGGATATAGGATAGCACCAAAAGTAAATTAGATCAATGGTTTAGCCAGAAAGTTCAGCCACCAGCGATCTAAGCCACAGCAACGATGGGTAAACCCACTAAGGTGCTTTAGATCGCTGGTAGTGAGGCTTCGGCTAACCTATTGATGTTGTTGAATCCAAAAAAATTAGAAAAAATTGTAAGAACCTAAGGTAGAAAGTTTGTTGTAGATCAATAAGTTAGTGCTAACCCATTGATTTGTCACCAGTTGACTTTAATAGCTATCCATGGTATAATGCACCTATCAAATCGGAGACCACCCCATGGAACTCACTTTGGACCAAGCTTTTACTGCGGATCTTGAACTGCTGATCAGCCAATACATCAGCAAAGGCATGGCGCCTGGCCAGGCGGAAGAAATCATGCAACAAGCTGGGGAACAAATGTTTGAGGAGGACCCCAAGTAAGGGTTGACTTTGATCTCGGAAGTGTGTATAATAGGTAGTGAGAAATAAGGAACCATGATCATGATGGATATGCCCACTCTTCTTGCCAAGATCCATTCGGCGGCTACTACCTCTCGCATCGATGCAGAGGCCAACATGTTTTCTCGACTGGCCGAGCGTGTGGCTCACCAGGGTGTCATCTTCGAGGCTCCACTGACTGAGTCCGAACTGGCAATAGTCAAGCGCTTCATAAAGAGTTAAGATTACAAATTTTTAATAAAACTAGTGTTGACTCAGGTCCGCTATCCTGGTATAATCCAGTCTATAAGGAAGGGAATAGTTGGTATGAAGATGACCTACTGCCTGGTCTATGAGAAGACTCAGACCATCGACGGTGGGTTTACCAAGACGGTTGGTCCATTCAAGACCATCAAGGCTGCTCAGGACTGGTATGCTGCAAATACACCAGATCGTGAAGCAGCAATCGACACCATCTATAACCCGGAAGGAGAATAAACGCATGACTATTTGTGGAATTCCTAACGATGTTGCAGAAATTGATACCGATGATGTTTGGACTTCTCTTGCCGAGACCGGACGATACAAGACTGTAGTTGACTTTTGTAATGTGAATGAGTTTCGAGACCAGTTGCATGCTGAAGCTCTGGAAGAGGACGTGCAGTTGCGAATCGATGTTAGCTGCATGCCAGATTCCCGGCCGACCCTTTATATCTACCTGCGGAAGCAGGTTTAAGGTATACCGGATTATGTAATTGTAATAAAACTTCTGTTGACTCGATACGTCTATCCTGGTATAATGGTCTCATCAAGAGGGAAACAGAACACATGACGACTCGCAATTCTACTAGCTTTGTCGGTGTTGTTAACAACGATCAGCAAGGTCAATTCTCAGCTCGGAGCTAATGGATCGCGGCCGCGATGCCGCCTTGCGGTAAAGGGACGTCTCGGCAAGAACAATCCGAATGCCCGCCACTACCGTCGCGGGGGCAAGTACTGGCGCTATAGCTAAACTTTTTTATTGACAACTTCCCCAAAACATGATATGATCCACTTATCAAACAGAAGGAATGACAATGGCTCACGAACTTGAAATGAATGCTGATGGTACCGCCCGAATGGTTTTTGTCGGCGAGACTCCCTGGCACGGCTTGGGTAAGCAGGTTTCTGCGGACCTGACTCCTGCCCAGGTCCTGGACGAGGCCGGCCTTAACTGGACGGTGGATAAGGTCCCGGCATATGCCACCATTGCTGGCAAGAAGACCTCGGTTGGCTGGTCGGCTCTGGTGCGGTCCGAGGATGACAAGGTCCTGGACGTGGTCTCCGACGACTGGAATCCGGTTCAGAACGAAGAGGCTTTCGAGTTTTTCAACGACTTCATCGCCGAGGGCGACATGGAGATGCATACCGCTGGCTCTCTCCGTGGTGGGCAGATCGTGTGGGCACTCGCCAAGGTCAAGGACTCGTTCGAGCTATTCGGTGGTGACCGGGTGGATTCCTACCTTCACTTCACCAACTTCCATAAGTATGGCTGCTCGACCGATGTTCGGTTCACTCCGATCCGGGTGGTCTGTAACAACACGCTGACCCTTTCCTTGAATACCAAGGTCGAGCGGATGGTCAAGATCAGCCATCGCCGTGAGTTTGACGGTGACAATGTGAAGCTGATGCTGGGGGTTGCTCAGGAGAAGCTCTCTAAGTACAAGGAAATGGCCTCTTTCCTCGGCGCTAAGCGGTATACCGCCGAGTCTATGGTTGACTACTTCAAGACCGTGTTTCCGGTCTCGGGCCCGGTCAATGCCAAGAAGGAGATCAGCAAGTCTGCCAAGACTGCATTGACCATTGTGGATTCGCAGCCTGGTGCTGAGTTTGCCGAGGGTAGCTTCTGGCAGCTCTTTAACTGTGTCACCTACTACTGTGACCACCTTGCCGGCAGGACTGCCGATACTCGACTCCAGAGCTCTTGGTATGGTTCGAACAAGATGCTCAAGACTAAGGCTCTTGAAACTGCTCTAGAAATGGCGGAGAATTCGTAATGCTCTTTAATAAGGAAGATCTGATTGAACTGCTCATGAGTGATGAGCTAGAAATTAACGGCAAGACTGCTGAGATTGTATTGGATGAACAGTTCGATACGACTAGGTGGTCTTCACATCACGAGTTGGTTTTTAGCTATGATAACACGTTCTATATGACCACCTATAGCCGCGGCCTCACTGAATCTCAAGATGAGTCGCCGTTTCAATATGACGCTGATATGATTGAATGCTGTGAAGTAGCACCAGTTGAAATTGTTAAGATTGAATATCAACCTGTTACAAAGGCTGCGTAATGAAGTGTTTTCTTAAGTGTATCGGTGTATTTTCCATGTACACTGCAATTATAGCAATAGGTTTTTCTGCTCTAATGGTAGTTGCACTTAGTCCACTAGTTTTGGCTGAGTATATTGCTAATTTGCTTGGTTTAGGCCCTATTGCTACAATTTTTATCTATTTTGTAGTACTTGCTATGCTTCTTGCTGCTGCTAATACCATTGATGACCGCAAGAAGATTTGCGGCTAAAAGAGATTATGAAAATGAACAAGATTATTACTTTTGACCTGGAATTCCCCGCTGAGCACTTTACTCTAGCAGAGTTCAATGCATGGGTAGAGCGTGAGCTTAATGCTGCAAAGGCTGCATGGCTGTCTTATGGTGATGTTTTTAAGGCTGAAGCTGTACAGCAACCTACGCTTGTCGAGCGTGTTGTTAAGACAGTCGCTAATAAGCATGGCATCTATCTTACTGGTAATAATGTCAGACATAGTAATTGGAGCTCTTACATTTCTATTACGGGTCTCAATAAGCTGCGCTCAATTGAAGGCGTTACTGAGCTGAATATTACATATAAGACTAGTCAAACTACGTATAAGGCGATCATTCCGATGATCGCAATTGAGCCCAACCAGAATTCTATTACTATTACGATGCGATCTCACGACGATTGGGGTAATTCTAGCTATCATCCCAACCACGATACTAAGTGGGGTAGCTACTTTAAGCCTGTTTGATGTATTGACAAATCGTCGGTGTGTGATATAATTACACAGAACGAATGATTGCAAAGGAATAAATCTGTGGCTCGTCGTACCATGCTTACAGCTGCTAAGGGCCTTAAGACTAAGAAGGTTCGTACCGGCAAAGTTGCTCAGCAACTGGCTGATATCAAGTACATGGGCGCCGAACCGGAGGTTAATGGCAAGAACCGTTCAGAGCTTGATATACTCAAGCTTCTGAATTGGTATAATTACATGTGTTCGCGTTCTGATGCTCGTCAGTATATTGAGACTTACCTCAAGTCTAAGGGCCGCACTAACGAGCTGCGTGCACTTAAGAATGTGCCAGATGTGTGGATTAATCTGCAAGCCGGATGGACGGCGCGCATTATAACACGCGGTGGCTTGGGTTGGGAAAGTTCATTTGAACTGCGTTTGCGCGAAACCCTGGATAAGGCCGGGGTTAGTGCTGAAGAAGCTTCTGAGGTAAAGAAGACTGCAGAGAAGCCTGTTGAAAAGCCCAAGCCGAGCATTCAAGATCGCATTGCGGATAAGGCTTCCGATACTATCGGTGAACTTGACGAATTCATTGATAAGAATGGTTGGTCGATTGATGTTTATGATTGGCTGACAAAGAAGCAAGTCACACCAGTAACTGCACGTAAGATCCGTGACTTTTTCAAGCCTATTGCTGATGAAGCTGTAGAGTTGATTGCTAATAAGCCGAACTCTCAACTGATGGAAGGCTACAAGAACCTTACCAAGATCCAGCAAAAGCAGCGTGCAGCATTTTATGCTAAGTTGATTGATAATTGTGAACGCTTCTCTGATGTTGCTAAGAAGCAAAAGACACCTCGTCGTAAGAAGGTTGTGCCTGTTGAGAAAAAGCTCAAGGGTTTAAAGTTCCAGCAAGAGTCTAAGGAATACAAGCTGGTTTCTATTAAGCCCGAAAGGATCATTGGGGCAACTGAGCTGTGGGCCTTCAATACCAAGTATCGAACACTGACTGTATTCAATGCAGCCGAGCACTCTACCCTTGATGTCAAGGGTACGACAATGATTAACTATGACGAAGTTAAGTCCAAGACCTATCGAGTTGGTAGAAAGACCGAACAACATGTTGCTACAGCACTTAAGGGTGCTAAGCGTGCTGTAAGTAAAATGCTTGAAGAGCTGAAGACTGCTACACTCCAACATCGTATCAATGAAAACACCATCCTTCTGAGGGCAGAATAGATATGAGCAAGCGCAGCGGTTATATTGATGATAACATTACCATCATTGATGGCCAGAAAGTTAAGCTCCCGGAGCTTATCGGACAGCCAGGCAAAGGAGTTGCACCATCCTATGGCTATCGTAAGCGTGTCATGACTCCGTGGGGTAAGCATGAAGTTTGCACCATCATGGCTGTCTCTTCTCTTCACGGAGAGAAAGAAAGGTATGCCCATGCTTATCGGCCAGCTTCTAATCCAGGTGTCACGTTCAGCACTTTTAGGTTGACAAATATCTAAGTTCCATATATAATCAACATATACGGCCGTGTGGTCTAACTGGATAAGTCAGGAGTCTTCTAAACTCTACGATGGGGGTTCGAATCCCTCCACGGCCTCCAAAATTTTACAGGGGTATTCATGCTATCGTTTCTTTTCGGTGTAGGTTTGGGGTACATTGGATACCAATCTGCTCTAACGATAGTAAGATATTATTTGACTGTATCCGATACTTTCGAGGATATGGTAACTCGACTACTCCACTGGATCTATGGTATGACTGTAGCAGTAGTCGGTGTATTTTTTGTTTTTGGCTCTGGTTCAGAGTATGCCATATCCTTTGCAATGGCACATGCATTGACTCTGTGCCTTGTTGATTTAGAAACTACGTTTGAAGCAAACAGGGACCTGTAGCTCAACGGAGGGTTGGTGTAATAGTTAGCACGGGCAGCTCATAACTGTTAAGGCAGGGGAGCATAACCTCTACCCTCTACCACCACTTATATTATGGAGAACATCATGAGCACTATGAATCGTATCGCTAATGCTGGTAATCGCTTTCAAGGACAATACAAGCGTGTCCTTTGCGTTTGCTCTGCAGGCTTGCTGCGCTCTCCAACTGCAGCACTGGTCCTATCTCAGGACCCATTTAACTTTAATACGCGTGCCGTTGGCATCTCTCGGGAATATGGGCTTATTCCGATTGAGAGCGTGTATATCCATTGGGCTGATGAGATTGTCACCATGGAAACCAACCACACCGAGATTGTACAAAATCTAATCAAAAATATCGGCATTCTTGATAGTGCACCTAAGATCATCCAGCTTGACATCTCGGATGACTTTGCATATCGTGATCCGACACTGATTGAGCTTATCAAGAACACATACAATGAAAAGGCCAAGAATACTCTATGAACATTACTAAGCGAACGCTGATGTTAGCTGCAGTCAGCATGCCATTTTCAACTATGGCTATGGCCCAGGTTCCGACTGTGACCGGCGCTGGCGCGACCTTCCCCCGCCCGCTTTATGAACGCTGGTCGGCCCAGGCGCGCGATGCCGGCGCGGTCCAGCTGAACTACCAGTCCATCGGTTCCGGCGGCGGCATCAACCAGATCACCGCACGCACCGTCGATTTCGGCGCTTCCGACGCGCCGCTGACGACCGAGCAGCTGGCCGAGCGCAGCCTGCTGCAGTTCCCGACCGTCATGGGCTCCGTGGTGCTCAGCGCTAATCTGCCCGGCGTCGCCGACAATGCGCTGAAGCTGACGCCGGAAGTGATTGCCGACATCTTCCTCGGCAAGATCACCCGCTGGCGCGATCCGCGGATCGTCGAGCTGAACCGCGGCCTGACCATCCCGAACCTGCCGCTTTCCGTTGGCTACCGCGCCGATGGCTCGGGCACGACCTGGGTTTGGACGACCTATCTGTCGCGCATCTCCACCGAGTGGAAGAATGGCATAGGGGCGGGTACGTCAGTTCGCTGGCCGGTCGGCAACGGCGCTCGCGGCAATGAGGGTGTTTCCAACATCATCCGCAACAGCCCCGGCACCATCGGTTACATTGAGAACGCCTACGCGGTCGTGAACCGCATGCCGACGACGCAGATCCGCAACAAGGCCGGCAACTTCATGACACCAGCGCCTTCTGCCTTTAATGCTACGGCGGCAACGGCAGACTGGAACGTGCCGAACTTTGCGGCCGACACGATTGATCTAGCCGGCGCGGATGTATGGCCGGTCACCTCCCCCACCTATATCCTGCTGCCGACCAATCCAACGGCCGACAAGGTGGCAGGCAGTCGCAATGCTATGCGCTTCTTTGACTGGGCTTTCAAGAACGGTAGTGATGCAGCATCCCGGCTTGAATACATCCCGCTGCCTGCTATAACCCATGATGCCATTCGAGCGGCTTGGGCCCGGCGAGTGAAGGGCCCTGACGGCGGGGCTCTTTGGCCAATTTTCTAATCTATAATAGACAGACAGTTTGCTGTCTCTTTAATAAGGAAAGATTAATCTAAATGTTTACTCTCATGATCGTGTTTGCTCTGGCTAGCCAGCCTCAGACGCGTCTGAATTTGAATAGCATCTCTGCAGAGTCTTGTAGGGTTGAATCTCTTGCCGTTGAGACTGTATTCCGTAGCATGGGTGTTATCGAATATTCTACTCGTTGTGTAGAGCGGTAACCATGAAAGTCTACATTGGGCCCTACGTAAATTGGTTTGGCCCATATCAGATTGCCGAAAAGATTCTTTTCTGGAAAGACAAATATGATGACGATGACGACGCTATTGATCGACTTGGCGATTGGTTGGCTAAGAATCGCAAAGGGAAAGATTCAGCGCTTACTAAATTCTGTCGTTGGGTCGATAGCAAAAAGAAACGTAAAATAAGCATTAGGATTGACTACACTGATGTGTGGTCAATGGACAATACACTTGCACTGATTGTTGTGCCCATGCTTGAAAAGCTCCGGGAAAGTGTAGTCAGCGGACCTTCGGTTGATGACGAGGATGTACCCGAAAATCTTCGAAGTACTGCTGCTCCTGCACTGACCGAGGAGCAAAAGAATTGCGGCCATACCGACGATAATTGGTTTAAGCGTTGGGAATGGGTGCTTGATGAAATGATCTGGACCTTCAAGCAACATAGCAACGATGGATGGGAAGAGCAATATTATAGTGGTGAAGTCGATTGGTCGCTTGTAAAGAGTGAAGACTCTTCGGGCCCTATACTTGTAACAGGACCAAATCATACCTTCGAATCTGACTCGGAAGGTATTAAGAAGCATCGCGAGAGAATGCAGAATGGCCGCCGTCTCTTTGCAAAATACTACGAATCACTTTGGACATAATGAAGGAATACAGATATGCGAATGAAGAACTCTATGATTGAGAAGGGGGTTGATACCCAGTCTCTCTATGCATCTGGCCTCTATAGCGCCGATCAGCGTAATAAGGCCAAGTAATGGAAAGTCTTTCTAAGCCTGCACGATTCTCTTCCGATGTGTATAAGCTTATCAAGGAGAAGGACATGAACTACATTGATGCTGTAGTTCATTGGTGTGATGTGAATATGGTGGATGTTGAACTTGCGGCATCTCTTATCAAGCGGGATCCCAATCTACTTTGTGAGATTCAGCTTGATGCGGAGAGTCTTAATTACTTGAAGAAGACTGCTAGGCTGCCTATATGACACCATTTGAGGTGTATGTAGACTATCTTGCTCTCAAGAATCACTTCACCACCGAATGGTATGATTACATCAAGTATAATGGAAAGACCAAAGCAAATGCAGAGTCTTTCCAGACTAGAAAAGACCGAATGTTCTTCGAGAAGTTGGCTAAGCATAGAGATCCTCACGGTCTCATGCTTGCTAACTTTGTGGCTAATCCAAAAGTCTGGGCAAGAGATTTAGCTTACTCTCAGGAATGTGAGCAGACTTATTTGGATTGGCTCAAGAAGACTCAGGCTCTGGCCAATACGGTGCGGAACGACTTGAGTCACTTTAACTCTGAGTTCAATAGCAACTTTATAGTCAAGGACAACTATCACCCTAAGTGCCTTCAACTGTACTTGGGTGGTGATATTACTAGAGAGACATTCACTATTGTTGTGGATGTTACTGGTTGCTTTAAGTACTGGGACAAGAATCTTGCTGACGATATCATGTGGCAGGATACTAGAATCGGATATTCAAAGTATATCCCATTTCTGAAGTATGATAGAGCAAAGATAAAGAAAGTACTCATAGAATACTTTGGAGAATGATGAATGAACTTAAATCCGTTAGTGCAAAGTTGTGGGACACTGCAATATCAGATAGGTAATGTCGAGCAGTGGATCTGGCCCAAGTCAGATAACAGCACCTTTGGCATTATTGTACAAGATTGGTTGCAAACTATCCGACCCTTTCTAGAAGAGAATTTTGGTGGCTCAGGTCGGGCAGGAACAATAATTCAGGCTGGAGGCAATTGTGGTGTATATCCGCTACTCTACACTGAGTTTTTCAAGAATGTAATTACCTTCGAGCCCGATCCACTAAGCTTCTTTTGTTTGGTTCATAACTGTCAGCTACCTGGTATAGTAAAGTTCAATGCTGCTCTATCTGATAGAGGAGAAAATATTGTAATGCAAGAAATTGCTCCGGGCAATAGAGGCATGAACAAGACAGTTGCAGTTAATGAGTCATCCTCTGGTGTCACTCAAGATATTATTCCAGCTATGGCTCTTGACAGTCTAGAGTATTTTGACTTGAAACTTATCCAGTTGGATCTTGAGGGCAACGAAATCAAGGCTATTGATGGCGCTTTGGAAACCATCAAGAAGCACAAGCCCATGATCATTCTTGAGTGTGGTAACAACTATGAGGAAGAGAATATAGAGTATCATGCACGAGTTATAGATAAGATGAAAAGCATAGGATACAAAAATGTCAAGCAGCTAAACATACTTGATGTGGTTTTCTTACCGAACTAACAGTTGACTTCTCTATAGAAAGTGATATATATAGTATCAGGGTAACTGACCGGCTGTGATAGTACCCTCCGCCAATAACTTATTGGCATTGCGCAATGCCATGGCAACGGTGGCCGGATCTTATACATACAAAACATACGATACATACGACCTTAACATACGAAATATACGGAGATATACATGGTAGATTTTTCTTCTCTTAAGAACCGCAGCGGCAAGAGCTCTCTCGAATCGCTCACGCAGGAGCTTTCAAAGCTCAACACTCAAGGTGATGGTAAGAATTCAGACGATAGGTTCTGGTATCCTGCCGTCGATAAGGCCGGTAATGGTTACGCTGTAATCCGTTTCCTTCCTGCTCCTGGTGAAGAGGAACTTCCTTTCATTCGGATGTTTGAGCACGGCTTCAAGGGCCCGACTGGGCTGTGGTATATTGAGAACTCTCTGACTACTGTTGGCAAGCAGGACCCTGTTGGCGAGCTTAACTCTAAGCTCTGGAATGAGTCGACCGACGACGAATCGCCTGGCCGTAAGCAGGCTCGTGCCCAGAAGCGCAAGCTTAACTACGTCTGCAACATCTACATCGTGCAGGACCAGGCCAATCCGGAGAATAACGGTAAGGTCAAGCTGTTCAAGATTGGTAAGAAGATCTTTGACAAGCTGAATGAGGCTATGAATCCGCAGTTTGCAGATGAGAAGCCGATGAATCCTTTCGACCTCTGGGATGGTGCTAACTTCAAGTTGAAGATTAGGACTGTTGAGGGCTATCGCAACTACGATAAGTCTGAGTTTGCTAGCCCTGAGCCCTTGTTTGAGGATGACAAGAAGCTTGAGGCAGTTTGGAAGTCTGAGCACCTGCTGCAGCCGTTCCTGGCTCCGGAGAACTTCAAGAGCTACGATGAACTCAAGGCTCGCTTGAGCAAGGTTCTTGGTCTTGAAAGCAATGGTGGAACTTCACCATCTGCTGCTAGACAGGCCGCGGCTGCTCGTAAGCCTACTCCGACTGAGGACACCGCTCCATGGCAGGATCCTAAGCCTCAGCGTGCAGCACCTTCTCGAGGTGAGATTCACGATGACGATGAGGACCTTGAGTTCTTCCGTAAACTTGCCGAGTAATTAAGAACAACTTAATTGGGGAGCCGTTTGGCTCCCCTTTTAGTTTAAGCTGCCATATTGAAAAGTCTGGCATATCGTTCCGCTGAATCTACAGGTTCTACATTTCCAGGTTCGGTAGGACTACTAAATGTACCTGGTACTGATGCACCGGCGGATGCTTGGCCTGCAGGTGCAGATTCAGAATATATTGCAGTAGCTGGAGCAGGTATTCTTTCAGCTACTGCATTTGCTTGTGATGCATTAACCACAGCTGCACCGGTTGTAGGTGCAGAAGCAGCAGGAGTAGATGCGGCAGATTGTTCGGCTGGTGAAGCAATGCTTGCAGCCGCAGTAGCAGGAGTAGATGATATGGGTGATGCATCAGATGATGATGGGGCAGGTTCTGGTGTTTGGCTTTGTGCAGATTGTGTAGATTGTGATCCAGATAAACCAAGCAGTGGGGCGGGATCAATCTTGGTACCATTACGTATTGCTTCA